TGTCGGATACATCTTCACCATTTGCAAGTAAATTATCTCTTAAAATTAATAATTCTGATACTCTGTTAGCACCACCTTTGTAACCTATTCTTCCGCCGTCAGCTCTATTTTCTCCTAATCCCATAACTGCAATCTCTTTTAATATTGCTGCATCTTCTGGATATCTACCAGGATTACTTAATATTCTGTATAGATTAGGCATAGTGTAAGATCTATCTGATCCACCTGATCCACCTAATCTTTTAAATAAATATGATTTTTCTTGTCTGCTAAAATTAATACCTGCAGCCATATCCATATCTTCCATATCTTCGTCATCACCAGCTTCAACGTCGATTGACATGATACCTATTTCAGAAGTTTCTTCTGGACTACCTCTTTTAAATCCTATTCTTCCGCCGTCAGCAAATTTTGGAACAGATCTTCCTCTACCTGCATCGCCATAAGCGCTTGTAGTAGTATCCATCATCATAGACTCAGAAGGTAGGTTAGATTTTAAAACCATTCTTGGTCCGTCTTCAGTCATAATTATTACAAAGTCTTCGGTAGTAGTATCTGTATTAGGCATAATCTCTTCAAGTAATTGTGTTTTTATCATTTCATTAGCACCAGACTCGAATCCTATTCTGCCACCGTCTTTTCTACCACCAAAGAAATTTTTTAAGTAACCTGCATACTCTTCTCTTTTTTCGTCTGCTTGTGCTTGGTTATATTCTTCTTCTGATAATTCTACTCCAGCCTGTTTAGCTAAAGCTAAAGCTTCTGCATAAGATGCTGCAGCGGTTGCTACTCCAATTACTGCTGCTTTGTCTAGGTTGCCGTCTTTATCGTAAAAAGCTGCTTTAACTCCTTTTTTTAAAAGATCTTTTCCATAATCAACAAAGTTTGAAAAAGTTGATCCATCGCTTTTAACTAAGTCGACGGGGCTTACTGCATCGCCTGGAGTAAGATCAAATATTTCTGCATTAAAGGTACTATCACCGGCTGACTTAATATTATCACCTACACCTTTAACACCTTCGGTTCCTCGGTTCGAGAAGAATTTACCAAGACCAGTCTCACTACCTAAAGGAGAACTAAATCCACTTTTAAAACCTGATGGTGTAAATACACTTAAACTTGGATCTTGAAAATCTGCTCCACCTAAATATCTAGCACCTTGACCAAGTCCATAAGTTAAAGCTCCTCTTTTTAAAGAGTCTCCAATACTTCCTGTTTGATCAAAGCTACCAATACCTGACATTCCTGCTGCAAGCAATGGATTAAATGGTGCAACAAAAGGAGCAGCTTTGACTGCTATATCTGCTACTTCATTAGGTATAATTTTTCTAACAAACTTTTTAAGTTTGCTACCTAGGCCAAATTTTTCTCTAGGGGCAACTTGCATAATGCCACCGTCTGCTCGTAATTGTCTGTTCATTAAAGATCTAGATATTGCCATAATTTAATTAAATTTATACTGTTAGGCAGGCATTAAAATCCTGTAAAAGTTATACTTTATTTGATTTTTTTACTATCGTCAACAGATTTGAGAGGCTTAGTTGCTTGTTCTAAATCATCTCTAAAACGACCACAATAAGAGTATTCTCCTACATGAGTTATGTAATCATTTATATAACCATGCACTTTACCACCTAAGTCTGTCCATCTTTGACAAAATCCAAAGTCTTCACCAAAGTAACGTTTAGTAACAGGATCATGTAAGGTATCAAATAGATTGTACATATTACGTTTTTTTTCTTCTCTACCGTTAATATTAGTAGGTTGAAATATCTCTAAGTGAGGATATTCTTTAATCATCTTTTCAAGAACTTCTCTTTTAATTAACATACATCCAGTAGGAGCATGGGTTAGTTCCATAAGTCCTCGGTCCACGATAATTGAATTAGGATCCTCTACCTTAACTGGAAAAGTAAAACCTGCTTTTGCTAGATCATTAGCGTTAGTAACTGCGTTTTCTTTTAAATCAACTCTTCTCCATATTTTATCCCAATTTAATATCTTCATAGGATAAGGTACTCCAATAATATCTTTATCAAACTTCAACATTTTAAAAATAGTTTCAGAATTAAAATCAATATCAGAGTCAATAAATAAAAGATGGGTATAGTTATCTTCATGATTTAACATTTCAGCAACACATAAATTTCTACCCTGTGTAACAAGAGACGATTTTAATAATGTAAAACTAACTTGTATTTTTTTAGCCCAACATGCTTGTTGAAATTTTAAAACTGCTTGACAGTAATGCATACTGACATCACTATGACAAGGAGTACCAACCATTATTCTATAAGGAGATTTATCTCCTATATTTATTTCTGTTACTTTATTTTCTACTTTGTTAGTTTTAATTGTTTGGTAAGTATCTTTATTGGGAGATACTGTTTTGTCCTGGTTAAACCATATGGGTTCATTTGGCTTTGACATTAATTGCTCCTTGTAAAAATCTAGTCCATGAGGAAGCTTGTTTATTCCACGAATAATAACGTTGAGTATAACTAGACTGGGTGGTTAAATGATCTTGTATTACTTTTTCATGAAGTGTTTCAGCTGCAGCATCTATTCCATAAGCAAATTTTTCAGCCAAAGCTTTGTAGTCACTGTCATAAGGAATATACATAGGGAACTCTGCACCTGTTTCAAAAAGAGCTCCATAGTTTGTTACAATACTGTAAAGCCCGGCAGACATTGCTTCAAGTAAAGATATACATGAAGTTTCTTCAAATATACTTGGGTAAACATACATATTATAATTTTTTATATTTTCTCTAATGTACTCATTAGATTTATAACCAATGTAGTTTACATTAGGTAAAGACTCTGCTTGATCATAAAGTGCTTTATAGTTATGATCATTTTTTTCCATAAAATCTTTTCCATAAACTTCACAAGATGAATACACATCTAAAGTAATTAATGGATTTTTAATTAGCTGCATTGCACCAAGTAACACAGATAAACCTCTCCACGGAGTGTTTTGATGAATAATTTTTATAGGTTGTCCTTTTTGATAGGGTTCAGATTGTTCTATTTCATCTACACCATTTTTTATAACAATACATTTTTCAGTAGGTAGACCAAACATCATTCTAAATTTTTCATGATTCCAATGTGAATTAAATACATACCAATCATATCTATGATGGTTTGCTTTATTTTTAAACCACGGGTATAGATTTGGCTGATCGTAAGAATTTTTTTGCCAAAGTATATTTACTTTATTAGGATCTAATGGAACTTTACCTGGTATTGAAGTACAAATTTGTACTTTGTCTAATAAGCTTTTGTCTACGTATTTATTTAAAAAGTTTAATTGTAACTCTGTTCCACCTTTAGGTGTTTGATTTCTTATTTTCATTCATTACTTTCTGTAAAATGTTCATTCCTTTCGGCGATACCTCTACTGTTAAATCTTGAGCAACATGCTCTGCAACTGTTTCAGTATTAGGATCAGCTATGTCAGCTTCTTTCTCTGCTTCGTCTTTATATATCTTATTTGTTCTAGTATTTCTTAACACCACTGTTGTAGTGCAATCTATTCTTAAAATATTATCATCCATTTTGTTGTGACCTGTCTATTAAAGCATATCCAACCACTACTTCAAGTTTATTGGCTGTTTCTGCTTGAACTTTTATAGCATCTCCCGCTTCTAAATTCAACCCTTGTTCGGTAGCATTAACCGTGCTTGTGGCGGGTATGTCTTTTCTAAAAAATTCTATATCGGTACTAGCAGAAGAATCTCTTAAATCACAATTAACTAATACAGCTCCCGTGCTGTTATTAGATACATACACAGATTTTACAATAGCTATAGACGAAGTATTTATAGTTAAAACCGTTGTCATAGCTGTGTTGACCAATATCTTACTGGCGTTTTTATATTGTATTGTCATGATAAAAAATAATTATATGTATCTTGTTCTTCTTTTAAATCATTTTGAAATGCAAAATTAAGTTGATCTTTTACTGTAGCAACAGCCTCTAGAATTTGTCTTTGGTTGTCTACTTCATATTTTTCTTTTGGTTCAGGTATGTATGCGGTTATCTTTGCCATTATCTTCTTCCGTCTGGTTTTGCGTCAAGTCTTAGTGTACCGTAACGCCATGTTTCACCTACAGCATCATTTTCTATTTTTAATGCTACTAATCTTCCTCTTGCTCTAGTGTCTATCTTATCAGTTGATGAGGTAACTGTAAAGGGTCCAAGAGGTGAGCTGGATGCTGTGTTATTTGGATAATCGTTTAACAAAATAGTAATTTTAGAATTACCAGTTAATAATTGAAAGTCTGGTATAAATCTTTTTACTGACATAAAATATTCTCCATCTCCTTGAAGATTAGCTATATTATTTGAATTAGTAATATCGTAATCTCCTGATTGAATAAATGCATTAATAGAAGTAGTACCACTACTATTAATTTGATCGGTTCCTATTTCTTGAGCATAGTAAACTGATGCTCCATAGGTTGCTGTAATTCCCTGTATGGGAAAATTAGGTAACGATGATTTATTATATTCAGTTGCATAAGGTAAATCAAAAACTCCTTGATCTAAATAACTACTTCTTGCAAGAGAACTAGTAGTCCACAAATTTTCAGCATAATTATAAGTTACGCATCTATCTATTTGAGAAGAACCAGCTTTAGGATAAAACCAATTAATTTCATTATATAAAGTATTATGTTCTGCATAAACTAATTGATTTGCACTTTGGTTAATTCCTAAATTATCTCCTGTTGTAGTAAATACAAAGTCTTCAACTTCACAAGGAAT